TGATTTCTTTGGAAGCTTACGACCCGTTCTTACTGAGCGTCCCATAGCTTTTGCATGGGCAGCATCCATCTTACGTTGTTGTGCTACGCTATCAACACCAATTTTTGGTGCCTTCTCATCAATTTGTTCTACAGAAGTTGATTCGTCTAGTTCAACTTCTTCTTTTCTCAACTTTTTCTTCGCCAAAGCTTGAATACGATCATCTTCTTTATCTAGTGCTTTGCGTGGGTCATAAGTTTTTGGATTACGATTTTTTGATCCACGACCTCTTGCAGGCTTGTCTGGTGATGGGTTTGCTCTTGCTGCCTTTATTTTATCATATAGGCTCATTTCGGCTTCATCTAGTTCTACTTCTTCTTTCATGCGATTCATTTTGCTTAAAGCTCTTTCATGGCGAGCTTTCTTATTCATAGCTTTAATCATATCGTCATGTGTTCTTGCACGAGACATATCTGCATGAGCATCTTTCAATCCTTGAGAATGATGAGCATGTTCTGAATCAAAATCTTCTGTCTTAGCACCACGTAAAGCTTTAAATGTTTTCTTAGTAGCGTTACGATCAGCCATCTTCAAACCTTTTTCACGCTTAGACATTGTTTTTAGATCTGATGAATGATCGCCTTTGCGTAGAATATTTGCAACTGCAGAATTAGTTGCTCTATCTTTGCTGGCCTTTGCTTTATTTCTATAACTATCCATTGCCTTTGGAGTATCTAGTACTTCATCAACTTGTTCTACTTCTTCTTTCTTAGAACCACGAACCTTAGCTGCTAAGTCAGAGTCAGCCTTGCCCCATGTACCAGATGACTTAGTTACAAATGAGTTTACACGAGCATGTCCCCATTGCTCTGGAGTTGTACCAGGACGATGGCCCGATTTCCAAGCTGCTACACCACGGTTGTAAACTTGACGAAGAACATCCATTGGCATTCCTGTCTTCTCAGCTTTTTTCTTCAATGATGCTGTAGGATCTTCATTAAGCTCAAGAGCAAAATCTTCTGTAGATTCAACTAGATTTACCAACTCTTCTGTAAGGTCTGGCTTTTGTTTATACATCTTAAAGCGTTTGTCGAACTTAACTTTACCATTCTTATCCATTAACATATGAGGACGTTTAGTTACATATGATCCCCACATTTCATGCAATGGCTCTGAGCCATCACCTTCACACATGCATGGCTCGGCATGACATACACCACATACCCACTCGTTTAGATCTTCACCATACATTTGTTGATATTTTTTAGTATGCTTAGAAACTTTTGTTTTTACTCTTTCGCCATCTTTACCAATGTCGCCCGGTGCATCCTTATAGTTAGAATCTTTGTCCGCTCCTTTGTCACCTGGCTTCTCAGCATACTTTTTAAAGTGCGCTTCGCGGTCGTCTTTCTTATCCTTTGGAACACCTTTATAATAATCTTCCATGAATGTTTCAAAACGAGAGTTTAGATCGACATCCTCTTTTTTAACCATAGCCTTACGACGATCTCTTTCATTTTGTTTTACCTTAGGTAGAAGTTTACGAGCCATCATCTCAATTCTTTTCTTTGAGATCTTTGAAATGCGCTTTTCGATTACTTCTTTTTCGCCAGCTGATAACTCAGCGAATCTTCTATTCTTTGAGAATCTTTGCTTTAGATTCATAATAGCTTGTTTACGTGCTCTCTTCTTCAGAGTCTCCATAGTAGCAGTTCTATGCTTTGCTTTCTCTTGTCCACGCTTGATTTTATGTTTCATGCGTTTCATGAGCAATGCACGCTTACGGCGTTGTTGACGATTTAGGATTTCGTCTAGTTGTTCGCCTTCAAATGATTCGTTATCTTCTGACATGTTCATACCTTTTCTAACGGCTTTTGCAATCTCTTCTGCGTCGCCTTTGAGTTTAGCTGGTAAATTGGATTGAAATTTTTTCATATCTGATGCCGCATATTCACGCATTTTAGTACCTGAGATACCTGAGACGTCGTCTGCATCTGGATCTCTAGCGCCGGCTGAGACTACTTTAATCTCATCGAAATTATATTCTTTGCCGTTGTATTTGCTTAAGACAGACTCGAACTCTTTTACTCTATCTGATCCAGCAATCAATACAACTCTATTGAAGTTTCTTTCAAGTTGCTTCATAAGTTGAAAGATTGTTTTAGCATCTGATTTTTTTACAATAGGACCGAATGCTTTCTGAGCAAATCTAATCTTGTCGCCATAAGCAAGAGGATTCTTCTTTTTATCAAATGAATGTGTTAGAAAGATATGAGGCATGCCTTTTTCTGAACGAGCAACTGAGATTACTTTCTGCACCAGTTTCTCGTGACCTGCAGTCATAGGATTCATACGACCCCATGCAAATACTGCAGTGCCTTTCTTTGCTTCATCTAGTCTTGGTTCTACGTCGATGTATTGGCCAGGATCAAATTCCTTAAAGCCTTTCACCTTTTTCTTTTTATCTTTTGCCTTGTCAGACATGAGTCTACCTTGTTTTCATGTAAAGCTTTTTTCTATTTATAATCATGAGGCATTACCGATGCCGCAAAGTTGGTCTTGAATGATTCTAACATTTGACCAGTGTTGTTATGAATTGCACTTCTACCCCAGATAGTAGAATCTCTTAACCATCCCATAGCACAAATTGGATCAGTCATAGCAATAGGAACCTTTGTATAGTTTGCTCTTGTATGCATAAAGTGTCGATTATCAATTGCTTCTGTAATACCTTCCCTCTCACAATCTTGTACGAGTTTCTGAGCAGTTCTCCAAGTAAGTGCATAGGCATGAGAACCAGGAGCAAACGCCATATCAACAATACGTTTGGGAGGACCAGCTACCTTCGCATTATATTTTTCATAGTCTGGATACTTATAACCCATATGGATAATCTTACCATCTGGAATATCCAATGTCAATGGATGAAGCATTATAGCATCATGTTCTAAGATTACAGCACATTCATGATTATCAGCAATCTTTTTCCACAAAGCAAGATGGCTCATAGTGCAACCGGCAGCGCCTGGCTGCATGCGTTTTACTTTTTCAACTCTAACTCCTGCAGTCTCTGCAAAGTTTTGCCATTGATAGATTTCTTGCTGGCCAGTTCTTACGTTATAGCCATCATAATATTCCCATTCAATACCGAGATTGTCACACGACTTTGCAGTATCTGCTGCGTAACGTTTTGACATCTCGGTGTCAATTCTCACAATATAGGTCTTTTCAACCTTCATATCAATAATCCCTTTATCAGTTTGTTGTTCATTAACATATTAGACTGGCCTCTTGTTAATTTGTAAAGAGGAGCCGTCATGTCTTTAAATGGTAGTTGATCTAATCTTTCCTTTATATAAGGTGCAAAGTAATGTGGATTTGTTCCATCCTTTGCCATTGGCTGCCAGTTAGCTTTATACTTAGAAGCTAGTACCCATTGATCTTTAAATATCGGATCAACATGAAATAGATGATCGAATATACCATGAAACCAAAGATACACATCTGGCTTTTGTCTACCGTTGTCCCAATATTTATTGACTTCATCACAGAAGGTTTTAACTATATGGTTATCTTTATCACCTACGAGAAACCAACTGCATATCATATTGGCTGGTGTAGGATCTGAGAAGGCCCAGAATCCTTGTTTATCATACATATGCACCCATTCCTTCAACGGCCTATTACATAAAACGGTAGCATCTGACCAGATACCACCGTGCTCTTTAAGTAAATTAATTCTTATAATATCAGATCTTGCTGCTAGCGATTTTGGCTGAGCAATTGGATAATCAATATAATCTTTTAAATTTTCATTATTCAATTCAACCACTTCATAATCAGGATTCCATTTCTTCCAACTCTTTAAACATTCTTGAGTAATTGCTGGTGAGTTTTCAAACCCGTCGTGCCAGTACATCCAGATAGTTTTATTCATATCCGAATACCTCCAAATCTGTTTTGATCAAAGGAAGAAGTTGATTTTTTATTCCTTGATCGATTTCGTAATTTTTCTTTTCTGTTTTATTTACATGCGGAAATTTTACTTCTACCCCGAATACCTCTGATAGTCTCTTTTCAGCTTTATCTATTTCTTCTAATTTGAATACGTCATCAACGGCAAGCTTACCTTCTTCATTGAATACAAATTTCCATTGGGGAGTGTTGTGAGGCCTAAGATTGTTGCTTAGGTTATTATCGGCGAAACGCTTTTGCATTTCTATTTGATCCTGGAATGAGTGATTTGTCATGCGCAAATGCTTTCTTTTCCAATGAACCTCGGATACAAATCGATGCCAAGGATTTCTTACAAAAGCAAACTTATAATTTGAGTTTAAAAAATCGTTTACTTGATATCTTCTGCAATCCCATACACTCAGATGCTGAGTTTCTGAATGTTGAAGTCCACGTACATAATTACCAAAATGATACTTACTTCCTACTTCCCTACCAAGAGATCCAAATACGTTTTCCATATTAGGATATAGTCCATCTAGATTAAAGAAGTATTGCTCTATAGAAGAACCACCACACTTAGGTATATGAATGAAATAAGAATTAAATTTAGGTATGTACATTATATAGCCTCATCATATTAAAAAAGGGGCCGCAGCCCCTTTATTTATTCAACTTTTATAGAACTTATCTGTTCTTAATCTTCTCAATTTGCATCATGCAATTCTTTGCTTCGTCGTAATAACCTAGTGAAGCAAGGTGTGCTGCTGCTCTTGAATATCCTGCTACTTCGCAGAAATTACTAAAGCCTGTCCAAAATCCTTGTAGTGGCGCGAAAGTGTATTTCATTACTGCTGCTGTCATTAGACCCATCCCTTCAAATTGTCGTTTGATTTTGCTTTCGGAAAAGATGATACAGCGATATCGTGAATTTCGCCGCGGCTAATTCCAATATCCCACAACTCTCTGTCGGTAAGAGCACCCAGTTCTTTCTTAGTGATTTGAATATTTCTCTGCCTGACATATGCTCTACTTAGATCACGAACCCAATCGAATAGTGCGTCTATGTGGAGCGCATGACTTGCTGCCAAGATAGCTTGTGTCATTTGATTCTCCTAATGTATATGTATGTATGTGATCCGGCTCTAAGCGACCGCTTAGCTTTAGCCCTTTTACAAATATATTTATTAGGAAAATTGGTAAATAAGGGTTACCAATTTGGTAAACCCGCTATGCAGAAAGTGACTAGCTTGTAGTGTAGCCTTCTTTCTTAATAAGTTTAAGAATAACGTGGCCTGGACCATCTAACACTACTCGAACATCCCAATCTGGATAGACATCATCTACAAATCCAGTGTAGTCATACGAACCTGAATCTGTGAAATAATAATGACCATGAACGTCAGATCCTCCGCGCTGTTTACGAGAAATATCTATTTGCTTATCTTTCTTAGCACCCCAAAATATTTCGCGAAATGCAACGTGAGCCGTATTAGCATCAAATGTTTCGTCAGCAGCTGCTAGGTTTGCTATGTCTAAGTCAATGGTTTCTCCCGCAGACTCTGTGGTGTAAATTTTAACTACAGCTTCACCTGCTGCTCTTTTAAGATAATGAATATTTGCCATTATTTCTGCCACCCTTTGATATATTTGTCTGAGAAGTTAGCATTACTAAACTCAAGACGATCAACAAGCTTAACAGAGTTTTTACCCGTATGATCGATTGCAACAAAACCTTCTTGCTCTGTTACTTCATATCCATCAGCAGTTTTCAAAAATGTACCGATACGCTTTGCTTTATCTAGTTTACGAATGATTAAATGTTTTGCGTCGATAAGTAGATTATATAATTCGAATACTGCAACAATCTGAGACTCTGGCGTTCTATTAAAGTACTCTAGTGTTGCGTCTTTCTTGGCTCTTTGTCCGGCTTTACCTTTTTCAGTCTTACGACCCGCAGCCTGCTTCTCGTAATAGTCATCGATGTATTGAACCAGATCCTTAGCAAATCTTTTTGGATCTCTGATTCTTTCACCGGCTCTTACTTTACTATTGACAAAGGTTTTGATTTTAATTAAGGTATCTTCATTCTTAGCGATACCATTAAGTGTTGGCGCTTTAATTGTATTGAATTTCTTACCAGCAGCAGATAGTAGTTTAGTTACTTCTGCACTTTCTTTCTTGGTAAATGTTGCAGTACCGGAAACATCTTTATAGACTGCATCTACCGACCAGACCGATTTTGTTTGATTGAGGCCAGATGCAATCTCCTCTCCAAAACTTGCAGACATTTCTTCAAAGCTTGATCCTCGGTATGTAGTATGCCAGACCACTCCGATCTTGGATCCGAGAATCTGTTTTGCGAGGTCCGAGTTTTTAGGTACCGCGTAAACAATCGTGTTAGGATGAAAAGTAATATACGGCTCTCCATCAATTGTAGTTTCTTTAATATCTTCTTTCGCATATAGAAAATCACCCTGTACTACACCCTCTATACCGAGCTTTGGTAGTTCAGCAAGGGCCAGTTTCAACTTCACATTTAAGTCGCCTTTTGTATCGGCGTCAATATCAGCATTGGTCTTATAGACCTTTGGATTCTTATTAAAAATACCTTTCTTAGCGACGAAGAATTTACCATCGCTTGGATCTTTACCGGCAAATACAGCAGGAGCACCATCCCACTTTACTGTTACATTAACAGCCTTTGCTGATGTACCATCGAGCATATCTCTCAATGCTCTTAGAAAGTTAATAGCAGTACGAGTACCATCAACACCGAGATTCAAGATAGAATCTTCGAGGTGTTCCATGTGGACGTTTTTTGATTCGGAAAGATATTGTTTAAATCTAAGCATATTACACCGCGAATGGATTCTTCTTACGAGTTCCTGGTTTGATTGAATACGCCGATGTTGGCATATTATTGATTTTTATTTCAGGTTGAATTTCGTAATAAGGTTTGCTACCACGAATACCAATACGCATTCTAAATGAACCCATGCACTGACCTTTTCTACCTAGCTCCGGAATATCAACTGGTAGGCCAAGAGGATTCTTTTTACCGATCATATAGAAGTCATCACCCGCTTGCATATAGTGTGCAGGCTCTGCTTTACCTTCTAGATAGTGACGAGTAACAAGCTCACCTAGATCTACATTCTTAACGTCAAGAATATACTGTGTTCTTTTACTCATATACTCTTTCATCTTTTCATATGAAACAGCATTCTTATTTTTCAAAGGACCTTGAGTAGAAGGAACGGTCATATCTTTCCAGTTCTTAACACCGGCAAATTCTGCAACGTCTTTAAGGAATTGTTGCGTCTGGCGATCTTTAGAAAGATACTCTATAGCAAACTGTTTAACAGGATCAAGTGGTGCTGCTGCAGTCCACTTACCATCAATATAAGAAACACGAGTATTGCCAAGATTGTCTGTATGATTCATCTTGACTTCAATCCATGTTTTCTTACGATTGAATTCTGTTTTTACGTCTGCATATTTTGTGCTAACTTTAGGACGAGATGCGGTGACACCGTTCATGCTATTAATATAGTCTGCTACATCGGCTTCGTATTTATCAGATCTTGCAGACATAAGCAATAGCTCCAGCTCTTCACCAATAAAACTCTTAAAGGATTTCATTGTCTTTTTCCGGTAATTGTTTTATTGTTATTTATAAGGAATGACGTATTCCTTATTGAAGAAGTCTGGAATAAACCCGTCGAACCCTGAACCTAGATTCATTTTTCTTGCAATTTGATTTGCTCGATGGCGAGACAGATCTATGTTGATGTACTCATCCTTTGATGTGTCGTAGATTCTATAAGATCTCTCTGCGTATTGTTTTACAATGTAACTCATGTGAAATCTCCTGCTGCAAAAAGTTTCTTCTTACCTTTATCGAATACTGGCATATCATCATCTGGTTTCAGATCAAGTACACTTCTTGGCGATGAATTAGCAACTTGAGCTGTATCCCTACTTATAGTTTGCTGAGCTCCAGGTTCTAGATCATAGATTTGCATTTTAGCACGATCAATACCTACAACGAATCGACGATAATAACCAAGATCGCCCCAGCGATTCTTAAGCTGCTTAATCATAAGTTGGCCAAGATTATCTAGTTCTTCTGATGATATCAATCCAAGAATACAGTCTGCAGTATGAGTGATACCCATTGATTCGGAGGTATTTGTAAGATCAACATCAGAATTACCGTAACCATCACGATTAAACTGAGAGCTAGTAACAATTGCACAATTAAACTCCATAGCCAGTCCACGTATTTCCTCCGCGATTGATTTTACTAATGTGTAACTATTTGCTGCAGCAGCACCTTTAACGCGAGCTGAAGCACAAATGTTAAGGTAATCGATAAAGACAACATCAGGAACAAATCCTCGTTTCATTTTGAGTTCATTGAGTAGATGTCTGAAGTGTCCGGCATGAGCCGAGCCTGTTGGATATTCTTTAACGATAAGTTTGCCGGGCGATTTAGATGTAATACGTTCAATACGCTTTTGATAAACATCTCGTGGCATGATCTTGAGATCGTCAAGAGTTACATCCATCAGGTTAGCATCGATGCGTTCTGAGATGCGTTCTTCAGCCATTTCCATAGTGATATAAACGACATTCTTACCCTGTGTAAGATAGTTTGCTGCCATATGACATTTAACGAGTGACTTACCACCGCCGGTAGTAGCAAGGAGAACAGACATAGATTTGCGGGGTAAGCCACCCTTGGTAACTTTGTTTAGAAGTTCGATATCAAACGGCAGACGTTCTTCTTTACGATGATAGAAGTCATAACGAGAATCTGCATCATCAAGGAAGTCGTGGCCGATCGATGTATCGAAACTGATAGACAAAGAATTCGATAAGAGTTCTGGCAACGCACCCTTATCCATTTCTTTATCTTCGCCATCAATAACTAAGATGGCTTTACGAATCGAGTTGAATAGATCCTTATCCTGACAGAACTTTTCGGTTTCAGATACAAGCCAATCGATATCAGTTGCTTTGTCAACGGATAAATCATCAACAGTAGACATCACCTGTTTATATGAATCTTCATTGAGATCTTTACGTTTATCTAAAGTAATTTTAAGAGCCTCGATAGAAGGAGGCTCTTTGTAATCTGCTACATAATCTGAATATGTTGCAAATATCTTTTTCAAGTTGTTATCATCAAAGTATTCCCCTTTGATGTAGGGGAACACTCTGCGATAATAGTCTTCATTAAATATTAGGTGTGATAGTACCGTCTTTTCAATCATTCTCAACCACTTCTTCTAGCACTTCATTGTTGTCTTCATCTGGAATAATAATACTGCCTCCGACAGAGAAAGCATTCTTCACATAATTTGCAAAGTCTGTCTTATTAAATATCATATCCCAAAACTGAGAATTGTCAACAATTTCTTTTGCTCGAAGCAGTTTTTCTGATAAAACTTCACCCGTGGCTGGATCGATGGCTTCATACCAGCCTACTTTGGGTTTGGTTATGTACCCACCTTTTTCAGCGATCTCCATCAAGCCTGACCACTTGACGATACCGCCGTCCCAAGAAACACTAATTGGAATCTTAGATTTTTCTTTTACATGACGAGATTTCTCGATATTGATTACGAAGTGGTAGCCTTGAATCTCAGTGCCAACCTTATCTTGTTGACGACCAATAATCCAAATAGAATCAGCACTATAATAAATGCCAGTACCACCAGACACAACATCTTTAGGGAATAGACCAATCTCTTTGTAGGTGTGGTTAACAGCGATAAGAGGAATGTCTTTAAGGTTAAGATGTGGCGTAACAATCCGGAACAAAGATTTAAGAGCTTTCGCACGAGACATATCAGCAACAGACTTACCATCGAGTGCGTCTTCCACTTCTTTCTTAGATGCGAGGTTACCTACCGAATCAATAACGACAACAACCTTGTCGCCCTTGTCAATATTATCCATTTGCTGAACAATATCAAATTTTAGTTCTTCAACATTGGTAATCGGGGTGTGTACAGTACGATCCATATCAATGCCGAAAGACTCAAAGTATGAGGTAGGAGTACCAAACTCTGAGTCATAGAATAGAAGAACCGCATCAGGGTTCTTTTTCAAATATGCTGCTGCCATAAGTAGAGCAAAAGCAGATTTGAAGTGTTTTGACGGACCAGCCAGGACAAGGAGACCTGGCGTTAATCCTCCATCGATGCTACCAGATAGTGCAACGTTTACCATAGGAACTGGTGTCGGTGCCATTTCTTTCTTACCGAATACTTTAGAATCAGTAATCGGTGCAGTCATCTTGATGGTACTATTTTTTACAAGTTTGTCTAGTAGACTCATTATGTACCTTCCACGATTGTAAGCAATTTAGCCTTATAGGCCTCGATCTTTCCAACTCGATCAGGCCAATAGATTGTTGATTTATCCGGATTCTTACAAAGGTTTGTTAAGAACGGAGTAATTGATTTATAGAGGAGTTCGAGTCGATACTCCAGATCATCAGCTTTGACTTTAGCATCTGTGAGTTGGTCCTCCAGTGATTGCTTTTCAGAGCTGATGTTCTGAATAGTTTCTTCGGCCGCAGCTTCTTTTTCTTGAAGCTCTTCATCAATGAAGCTGAAGCCGAAGTCGAAATCTAAAACCTCTTCGTAGGTTTTATTAGCCATTCGCTAGTTCCTTAAAGATTGATAGATCGTCGTCATCATCCATAGATAGATTAGACGCTGGTTCTGGTGCCGCAGCTGGCATAGTTGGCTGGGGCGCAGCTTGTTGGGTATTACCCATGCTGCTTAGATCAAACTCATCATCATCTTCAGCAGTAGTTGGCGTGGAAGGCTCTTCATCGAGAGCAAGTACACGATAAAGTTTTGCTTTCAACTCTGCATAAGACTTGAAGTTCTTAGGATCAATCAATTCTTGCAAAGAATGCTCTTGGTTATAGATACGTTCCAGTTCTGCATCATCTGTAGACAATGCTGAAGGAGCATCAAACTCAGACTTATCATAGTTTGGATAGCCTTCAAACTGACGAATCTTCAGACGGAAGTTAGCACCTTCCCATAGATCAAATGGGTTTACTGGATCCTCATCTTCAAACTGTGGATTCATTAGATCGTTTAGTTTGTCGAAGATCTTCTTACCAAATTGATACATGAAGACTTTACCTTCGTTAGCAGGATTACCAGAGTCTTTAATGACCATGATATTTGCAACGTACTTTAGACGGCGCTTCTGCTTACGAGCAATTTCTTTATCTGAATCAAGACCAGAATTCCACAACTTTGAGTTGTATTCTGATACTGGATCATCTTGATTAATGGTAGTTAGAGAGTTCTCAATATACCATAAGCCTGTTGGACCTTGGAAACCGTGATCCCAGATACGAACGAATGGCATTTCCTCGCCGGCTGGAGCAGGCAAGAAGCGAATAATAGCAAAACCATTACCAGCTTGATCGCGGGTTGGTTTCCAAAATTTACCTTCGTTGGGATCTGAGTAGCTCTTCTGTGATACTTTTTCGAGCTGGGCGTTCAATTTCTGAAGTGAGCTTGAACGATTTTTTTTGAGTGCATCAAATGACATATGCGTATCTCCTTAATATTGCGTTGTATGTTTGTATTGCGAAATATGTATCGGCGGACCGACCATATATTTATATCAGAAAAACCGATTTCTGACAAGGTCTTTCAACTTTTTTTCGTTGAGATTCAAAAAAGGTTTGTACTTCTTTGATAGTTTTATTATATCACTTGCTATGATTTTGTCAACTATATTTTGCTCCCAATAGCCAAAAATATTAGCCATGTGAGTAAGTATAGTAAAAGTTTCAAGTGATATCTGCTTTTGGCTGTACAGAGTCATTACATAAGGATGTTGACCGTTATGTACAGCAAAGTTGGCTTGGTAGTTATCATCTAGTTTTTCTAGATCTGCTTTGAAAAGACGGCTCATAGAATTCATCTTAATCTTCCATTGCAAATAACGTTCCTCACCTTCATCATCCAGAATCTCACGTATCCAAACGTCAGGCTTTACAATCATGTTTGCAAGTATGAGATTCTCAGGATCTTCTTTATGGGAAAGCTTCTCAAAGAAGTATGCATACTGACTAGTACGAAACTTGTCAAAAGAAGCCTTGATTTTCCCATGATATTTGTGATAGTCGTATTGGCTGCCGAAGTGTTTCTTCATTGCCAAGAACATCACATAATACTTAAACGACTCTTCGTTAGCAAAACTCGTCGAGTGTTTGATCATCTTGTTTAACCATTCTCAAGCCAATCGCTTCACTGCGAACCTTCTCTTTTAGAATAGAAGACTTCTTTACAATATCTGCGACTGTTTCAATTTCTAATTCATTTTGACGCGCGTATTCTACTAAAGCGTCAATATAGTTAACACCGCGCGCTAGCATCTCTGATATATCATGATGCACTTTTTCAGGAGTTCTTGGTGTAATCATTAGCCGTTTAGTACCTTAATACCATCCAACCAGTTGGTTGCAGCATCTTCAATATAATGAATGCTATGGCCCTTAATAGTTTCTTCTTTAACGAAATTACCGTTAATATGATAACGAATTGTGTAACCTTGATCTGCTTCATAAATCTCTGCTCGAAGCTGATTCCCTTCTCGCTCACCGAGAAACTGATTGACGAACGTGCTCATCTCTATTCTCCCTCACATGTTGAATATTAGACGTGGCCTTATGAGATCCACAGTTTTTACAAAAGGAAACGTAAACCATGTACTTATGCTTACCGAACATAACGTATGTACTTCCACTTGTTATATTAATATTATCACAACAACCATTTATTGTCAACGGTTTATTTTCCATACTTGTTCTCCTTCCAATATTTGTTACGATCGTCTGTGCTAGTTCTGTTCGCCTCATGTTCTTTAATTTTTGTGATATATTGCAGTCGTTGTACTTCTTGAAAATGTTTCCATTCTTGGTCTTCTATGTAATAGTGAGGTTTTATGTCCATTTGAAATCTCCCTAGACAGCAAAACTTTCTCCGCAGCCACATGAAGCAGTGGCATTAGGGTTAATTACTTTTAAATAAGAACCACCAAGCTCTTCCACATAATCTATTGTGCAGCCAAAAACAAACATTTCAGCCATTGGATCTAACCATAAATTTTCAATAGTTGGACTTTCTTCCGTGGTTCCCCACTCATATTGAAAACCAGAACAGCCTCCACCTTTTACCGTAAGTGATACGTTAGGTTTGCCAACCTTTTTTAGATAAGCTTTAGCATTTTCCGTAATAGTTAATATCATTCCATTTCGCTTTCTTCCTTAGTTTTATATTGCCATTCATCAGTGTGGCCAACAGACCATTTAGGTTCTGTTTCAACCGCATAGTTTTGAGTGCATACTTTAAAGTCAGGACGTAATAGTTTATCAGGAGTTAAGGAGCTATCACGCCAGATAACCCGATTGTTAGGCTGAGCAGCGAATTGACCGTTGTCAAGTCGTATAACGTTGAAAGACTTGTGTTCGGGGTCGTGTTCACTGAAATTTGTGTCGATGATGGAAGAATCGCGGTGACAATTATCGATGGTGAACTCATACTCACCGGCATGCATACGTTTGTCCTTTCCAAAAAATTCACATCTAGACAAGATGGGTTTTTGGACAACGGTAATGTCGTAATCAAAACAATCCCAAAGCTGTAGCACATCAAGCGGAAGAATCTCGCCGTGCGGTATTTTCCAAACAAATGCCGATATAGGAAGTTTGTCATATAGCGCTCCATAATCAGTTAAGAGTGTTTCGAAATAAAGAGCTTTGTGCATTGTGCTTTTAACACTAATCCAGATTCCTGGAGTATATTCACCGTGCCCCTTCTCTAAATCATACAAGTATTCTTTTCGTACATAAACATTAACAGGTGGCAAAGGGTGAACTAAGAAAGCCATTTATTGTCTCCATTCTAATCCGAATATGAGCCCAGCGTTTTGTCTATCGATATCTCCGTTTCGTAGAAACGTTTCAACGGTGGGCGCAATGAAATAATTGTTATAGTTTAACTTCACCATTGGCTTTACATCTGCACCCGTATATCCAGTAACTGCTCCAACTTCCATAAAGAACCGCGGTCCAAAATCATACGTGTAAGCAGCATATGTACTCATTTTCTTTTCACTATTGAAGTATGTACCGACACTTATAGTACGATCTTCATTTAAGTAAGCTCCTACATGAGGATGGATCCAATTGTATTCATTTTCCAAACCAACGTGTGCACTAAGTAACAGTCCAAAGAATAAATCCATTATCTTTCCTCAAATAAAACATTGTCGACGTATCGATTTTTATCGGCTTTTGATATGCCCATAGCTTCGATAGATCTGTGCAAGTGAGGATTCATTTTTTGGTTCTTGCAGTATTTGTTTAGTGCTGGTAAAGTATCTCGATGTGACGCAAACGCGTTAGCTTCTAAGTTTTCTAAATAGTGTTCTAGAAGTTGTGAAGTTACATCTATAAACTGATCTAATTCTTCGTCGGTGTTTATGTTACCAACGGCGATCATGTTTTCTGAAAATATTTCTTGCGCCCAAGGTGGAAGTTCTCTTTGTTTGTTCCACTCCAATCCTTCTACTGTTCGAGCCATAAAATCTAAGTAAGGGTGCGGAACTCCATGTAAAGGACTATAGTCCATAAAAGATCCGGTGATCTTTCTTGGCCCCGCTACAATATCAAATCCTAAGATAGGCAGTTCAATGTATCTCTCTGGGAACACGTTAACGTGCATCAACCAGAGGCCCTTGCCATCTTCAGGAATGATTGTTTTTAGATGAGCTTTATACACTTCATCGGAATGCCAAAAGGTATCGGTCCAACCTTTGAAGTGCATATCTTCGGTGTAACTAGGATTGTCCCAGCGCTCGAAGTGCTCATCAAATTGATTAAATATAAAATCAGAGTACTGATTAAGTCTCTTCCATAGTGGATGTGTCATGCTTTGTTAGTGTCCAAGTTCCGTCCTCGTTATCAATCCAAGCAAGGCTGTCACCTGGTTCCCATCCTAATTTTTCTAGAAGATCGTCTGTGAATTGTAAGTAAAGATCCCCGGATTGGGGATCTTCGTGAACAGTTAAAGTTTCCATTATTTACGCTTTCTTGCTCTACGTGCTTTTGCAAAAGTATTCATTAGCCTAGTTTCACGAACCTCTTTCAAGGATCTTCGTCGCTTTCTAGCAGATTCACTCTTACCCATTCGAAATTGACGTGTAAGTGGTTTAGTGGCTACTTCTTCGAATGCAACTTCTTTATGCATAAGGATACCTCCTACGTTTGGCTATTAACAATTATATTATATCAAGATATGGGTAAATGTCAACTAATTTCTTCAGACAACTCATCAAATAACTCTGATGCAAAGTCAAAACAGATCTTAGCTTCATCTGCCATATCATCATGCAAGAGTTTGCGGAATTCCTCAATAAGGATCTTAGTATCTCCTTCAAACTCATACATCTTGCCTGAGCCAGGCACTTTCTTTTTGATGATCTGCCCGCCATGTAGTTCACCAAAATGTCTTACGTACATATGAGCCAACAGTCTGTCGTTAGCATCCCACTCCGCAAGTGCATGTATATGATTGGTGTACTTCTCTACAGAAGGCGGATAGTTACCATCTGGCTCTAATCCATATTCGTTTTCAAGCTCACGAATATCAGTCCAAATGCGATTGGACCTTTTAATTGGTTGTAAATTTGGGGGAATGATTACTTTAGATTCCAGTGCTTCATAGTTTAAGTACTGGCAACATAAAAATTTGTGATAGAGTTTAGGCTCAATTTTGCCGCTAATAAGATGTTTAGCGAACTTACGCCGTTCAGCAGATTGGTGGTGAGCCCATGTAAGCTCTTTCAATTTTAGTGACATTATAAGCCTCCGCTGATGAAAGTTTTCATTTTTATTTATAATGACCAAAGGGGCCCCGAAAGGCCCCTCTACTAAGTTTTTTCTGCAAGTTTATCTCAGCTTAGAAGCTGAACGAAACAGATGCAGTAGGTGTCAATTCTTCGCTGTCTAGGTTGTATGACGCTCCTGCTTCGAGCTCAAGCCCGATGAAGCCGTAAGTGTAAGAACCACCTACGTTTTGAAGCATTTCATCCTGATCGCCGTTTACGAATACTGTAGCACCGTAAGCGCCAGCATCTACTTCAAAACCAATATCTTCTGATCCTGAATCATAAGTGATTGCAGCACCAAGACCAATATTGTCGTTCAACAGATAATCACTGCGAGAACCAATCGCAAAGTTTTCAGTAACCATGTTGTATGAACCTGCGGCTTGTAGATTAACAAGACCAAGATTCATTTCGTACATACCGGCTACTGTTTCGATTTCTGTTACATCCGCTTCGATATCTTTCCAGCTAATACCCATTTTTGCTCCAAGGGCTTTAACTGCAATAGATTCTTTCATGGCTGGATCTGCCAATGTTGAACCGTCTTCTGAATCGATCCAAACATTACCTTGATCTCCGAATGAGATCATTGCATCTCCATTTACTACTGTACCAATTTGCCATTCATCAAGGGTAATATCACCGTCTGTGTTCATGTCCAAATCAATAGCAGCAAATGCAGGTACTGCTGTACCCATTGATGCGATACCTAGGTCGAAGGATGTTGTTGCACCCCAGTTGCCTGCTGCGTTTTCTGCAATCTCAGTTGTAATTTCACCGCCAACGTCTGCGGCCATTGCTGAGCCTGCTGCGCAGACCAATGCTGTTGTAATTAGTAGTTTATTAAACATCCTGTCCCTTTCTTATTACTTTTATTAAATGTGTTATGTGCCACTTTTCTGTTGCTAGGCAAGTGGCCAGCCCCCTGTGTTATGCAGCTAGTGCGTAACCAGATGGTGCAAAGTTATCGTTTGCATTTAGTTTGTTTGACCGAATAACGTAGGTCAACACGGTGAACTCCACTCAACTATTCCGTCCGTCGATCCTTGTTCACCCCCATCATAAACACATGTGCTTACATAAACACACGAATAAGTAATGGTCCAAGTCTATAACTTTTATATGGCTTGCCACTATTGAATCTAAAATCACCCCATTGAAAAGGTGTTCCTTTAAACCAACTAATCCAGTGCCAATCCCAATTCATTATATCCTCATGTGTTTATGGTGGAGGTGCGCGGTACTGCCCCGCGGTCCGATCCGTTTTTATTTTGTTTCAACGTCCACTTCTTATATATAACACAAAAGGAGTTAAATGTCAACCCCTTCTGTAAAATTTTTTTACTTGACAAAAATGTCACACTGGATTGATAATGTAATGTACCATTAGTACAAGAGCAACTGAAGCTCCAAGTCCTACCATCATCTTTCCAAAGTCTTTCGCTACAAGAGGAAATACAGATTTTGTTTTCTTCTTACCAAAGTATGTAGCCATCGCAAGTTCACGACCTGCTAGCAAACCAACGAATACCCAAGTTGTACTCATAGGAATATCGTTTAGCTCTTTAAAGAAGTATAAACACAACCAATAGAATAAGTCAATCAACGTAGCTGAACGAACATATCTTGTGTTATGTTTTTCCAAAACGATTTGTTGGATCTTACCACCACGTTCTCTAAACATAAAGAACAAACCACCGACAAATACAAATGAGATCAAAATCATAAGATCTACAGGTACTTGACGCGGGAGGAATACCGCAATGTTTGCCATGTCATGTGACAACCAAGTCCACCACAATCCGCCAGTAGCAACCCACTGAGCAATCCGCCAAAAACGTTTATTGCCTTCACTTACTGGTTGAGTTTCATCAAACCATTTATGAGCAAACTTATTAATGGCAAACCATACTGCGTAAGCAAATAAGGCTGCTACGCCATAACCCATAATAGATTTCATCAACATTTTTTCCAACACAAAGGTTGAAGCAAATACTGATAGAACTAAGAATGATGTTGAAACTGGTACACCAATTCGTGTTAAAGCAACAAGAATAGCTGGTGCTGCGGCGTGGTACCATTGTACTTCTTGCCACGGGATCTTATTCAAACGACCATAACTAATGTCGCCACCATTAACACTCCAACCGTACCAGAGTGTTGCTAGAAGAACAGCAGAAGCCGCTGCCCATAGTACTTTATAGTTAAATCTCTCATTGTTAGATGCCATCCACGTGCCGAGAGTTTGCACTGAATCGTTCGCTATAACCGCATATGCAGCAAGCAGGAAGCCGACAAGGCTCCACAATGTGAGTAGTTCCATTAAACTTCTCCTTCTTGTTTGACGGATTTACCCCGTCGCTCACATAAAAAAGGCAGAGCTTTACCCTCTGCCTACAATATTTATGAATGCTACGTAAAAGTTTTATGACACTTTTGTAACATATTCGTGCCATTCTACACGTATATAATGAGCATCGAGATGATCCCGATACTCAATTGCATCTAAAACACAGTCAAATTTACGCCCATTGATTACGTAAATTCTACCACTCTTTTTTATTACCGGATTCTTCGTTCTCATCATAACCAGCATAATATGCTTCTATTTCTTCAGCAGTCATTTGATCGCGTTCAACACGTTCAGAACTGTATGTTGCACCTTTATAATAGTGAGGATTTAATCCACGGCCATAGTAGCTGTCTGCAGAACCACGATCGAATGGACCACCATGTCTTTCATCATATTTCATATTACTTCTCCGATGCTGGAATTGGATTTGCTTTTAAAGCTTTGAAAAGAGAGAGGGGAATGACGCCCAAGCCAAGTTCACGCCGAGGCTTGCAGTAATCTTCGTATGTGGCGTATTCTTCAGCTGTAAGTAGCTTTTCCATAATTACGCCTCCATACCTAGAAAATCTTTTTTCAAGATTTCGATACGCTCAAGGTTTAGATTACCTTCGAATTCGTCAGCCAATACTTCGAAGCACTCGTCGATGTATTCTGAGTTGTAGAACATACGAAGACCTTGATACATGTCAGACTCAACAAAGTTCCAGAAGTCAGTTGTACCAACACCAGGACGTGTATTGAATTCGTCTGCAACCGCCGCGTTAAAGCATTCGATTACGTCGTTTTTGATCATTGAACCGTTTGGTAGTAGCATTTTGATTTCCTTTGTTTTTCCTTATATTAATAATATAGTACTTTTGCAGGGCAATGTCAACCCCTTTTTCAAATAAAATGAAAAAACGTTTGTAATGAAATCAATGGCTTATAAAAAAGTTGAAAAAAAAATCAATCGTATCCTAGGACAGCGACTGATTCTAACTCTTTTGATAATTGTTCTGCTTCTCTAGCCTTCCAGGCTTGTTCAAATCCAATTTCATGAACATAGTTTTCGTTGTTTCCCCATAATCGCTTCATGTATGAATTATAGGTAGCTTCGACGTCTCTGTCGGACCAGGATGGATCTATAAGTTTACCTTTAACGATCCAATTCATTCGGTTGGCTTCTTTACGTACAAATGAACTGCACATGGTGGGACCTCCTTTTTGCAAGTACAGCATAACAATATAACCGTATTTATACAGAAGGTTGATAAATGTTACCGCTAACAAAAAATGATAACGGTAACATGAAACATTTTGTTACCAGCCACCTTCGGGTTTTGGCTGAGGTAAAACATCTAGAGCTTTTTCAAACTCGCCGTGATTACCATCATGAGTTGGTGGTGTCCATCCACTTGGCTTTAAAAGATCTGGAAGCCCAAACGGGTTAGGGCGGCCCGGCTTAATTCCAGGACTTTTTGCCATGTTAGCACTATAAACACGATCCCAAGCGTCATTAGCATCAACACCAAATACGTCGAGAGTGCCAATAGCAAAAACACAAAGATCAATAAGACCGTCAACGATTTCTTCAGCATCTCCATTATTGATTGCAGCCAATGTTTCACTCAATTCCTCCTGACACATTAGAGCACGGAACATAAGATACTTACGCATTAGTTCCTTGTTATCTTTATTTGCTTCAAACCAATCACGCACACCAAATTTGTTATGCATCATGTAAATATCATTTGCCCAATCAGACATCTAAATCACTCCATTTTTTAAGTTTTTCACGTTTATTCTTAGCGGCTTCTTTAACTTTATCCAAGTCGATTATATCATATTTTGCTAGAATGTCAAACATACATCCTAGATCTCCAATTTCTGTTTCAAGTTTTTCTTTATTCCCTTGTATGCCATATCGCTGTATTTTAGCGCATTCTTTAATTACTTCTGCACACTCTTCCATTGTAATGGTAAGTACTTCAAGTTTTTCCCTATTTGCTATCATCATTTTCTATATTTCCCTTTAAGTGTGCGATCATATCTTTAATACGCAGACGTTCTTTTTTAGCTTTAGTAACGTATTTGTCAGGTGCTCGTTCAGCTTCCAAGGCTTCTACAACTGTGTTTTGATAACGCCATGCGGCTTCAAGTTGGGCAAGTCTTTTTTGAGTCATGCGAAAAAATCCTCTATTGTGTTTGTCTTCTCAGCAGACCATCCGAGAGCTTCAAGAATAGACTCAAGAGGACTGAGGAAGACTTTATTGAATTGAGTTTCATAATCCACATACGGTTTGAGATTGAATTCATTAGGTAGAACCGCTGGGAACGATATGATATTTTCTTTGATTGGATTCGGTACTTTGAGATATACAAATTTAATCTTATCACCTGACGTAATCGATTCATAACGATTCGACAGGCCATTTTCTTTGAGATACTTATTGTAGAGGATGCAACCACGAACATGCATTGGGCAACCTTTCTTGTAAGTACCACGAACTGTATACTTCTCGATGTTATCAGTACCTGAGTTACGACCAACATCTTCTGGTGGAAGATTAAAGAACTCAGATTTGAATTGAGCAATGAATTGCTGGATTGCTTCTTCGCCTTCATTCATGATAACCTTGAACGATTCTTTGAGTTTATCACGGCAGACTTCCGGTGTTGATGATCTTACAGATTCAAGGCCGGTTACAGAGATTTTTGGAGTTTCATAATGAACACCTTCTGAGTTGAGAGTATTCATGATGTAACGCTTCTTAGCAATGAATACTGACTTATCAGTAATCTTTTCACGTTTCATTACCATAGCTTGACGATATGCACCCATTTTCGAAGCAAGATCTTTATAACCATTTTCGATTACTTCCTCGATCTTCATCTTACAGATCTTATCGAGGAATTCTTCACCTTTCTTACGATCGATGTCAACAGTACCAAATGAAGCTTTAACAAGAGGACCAAAATCAACATAGATACTGTCTGTATCGATATAGATGATATAGTCTTTACCGTCAGTCTTGAGAATCTTGTTAAGATACTCGTTCACGGACTTTTGAGCATAACGAATTGAAAGCTGACCGGATGTCGTAATAGCTTCAGCCATATCGTTAATATAGTAGAGGAAGTAGATATTAGCAGTTGCGCCATAAAGAGAGTTCATAGCAATTTTTATAGCCATCTGGTTGTTATGAAGCTGTGTTTGTTGAGATTGAAGTTGCCGTTTCTTAGCAGGATCGGTTTCATTCTCAATAGCTTGTTCTACTGCAAGCATTTCTTTCTTGATACCAGAACGACGATTATAATATTCATCAATGATCTCAGGAATGATGCCGAGTTTGTCTTTACGGAAACATGCACCGTTTGCGCATACTGCATAATCAGTTTTGTTTTGATATGAGCCGTCGAGTACCATTTCTTGAGATACATATTCACGTTCGCCTTCGACATAAGTTTCAGGAGATAGATTATATTGTAGCATCAGGTGTGGATACAGAGAGTTCAAATCAAACGATACAACCCAAGGATGCATGCCGACTTTTGGATCTTTAACATAACCACCGACAAGTTCACCAGCTCGCTCGCCGGGTCCACCTTTAAGATGTGGAACAATTTTGTCTTTCATCAAACGGCGATATATTGTTGTTTCCCAAATTCCTACTGTACCAAATGCATCGCTGAAGTTAACCCCACCGCCATAAGCAACAGTAAGTACAAGCGAAAGAAGTCCAGATTCGTCTTCCATTCTTTGAATGAGCTGAGTATCCTTAAGGTTATAATCAAGATATAACTGAGGATTTTGTTCATAAAGTGCGTTAAGATTTCCATATTCAGAGTAGTCCAATTTCTTCTCGCCGAGTACTACATGGGCGATATGATCGAGTTTATAAGATTCCTGTGGACCGTACTTGTAACCAAACTTCTTGAAAGCATCCATATAGTCAATGATGGTCAGGCCAGATATGATATATGATTTCTGTTCTTTACCAAATTTGGTGATTGAGTGTGGTGAGATACGACCCCAAGGCGAAAGCTTCTTAGCCTTTTCTTCACCCATAAGTCGAATGATTCGAGTGACAATATATTGGATGTCGAAGTACTCGACGTTCCAACCTGTAACAACTTCGGGATATTCCATCTGCCAGATCTGAATAAATCTTTCAAGCAGTGCCACCTCGGTATCAAACTTCATAAACGATATATCGTCTGGATTGATACCTGTAATTGTTTTTGTCTTATCGAAATCTTTACGACCGAGAAGATGATATGTACTAGACTTAGAAGATTTGTATGCAATCGAAGTGATTTCTTTGTCAGCGGTATTGATGTCTGCATATCCATTCGAGATATCAACCTCGATGTCAAAAGAACAGATGTTGATCTTAGACATGTCAAAATTGATCTCGCCAGGATATTCTTCTTGAATAAATTGAGTGACGTAATTCATAGTGCCACAGATATCGAAACCATGTACATCTTTGTATTGAGTAATGAAATCACGAGCTTCGATCATGCTATTGAAACGAGTAGCACCGAGAGGCACATCACCAATCAATGATTTGTGAGTGGCGTTATCACGAGCACGAACATATAATGTTGGCTTGAATTTGACTTTGCGTTGGAATGGTCTGCCGTTTTCATAACCACGAACTAGAATGTCGTTGATAAAGCGTTCGACTGATGTATAGAATTTAGACATGTTCACCTGTTTGTATCATATATTTTACATTATAACACATAATGTTCATTTTGTAAACCATTAAATGCGTGTTAGATAGATCATCCAAGAGCTTCCCCAGCCTATTGGCCAGTCTCCTCTTATGTAGTTGTCGTCCCATGTTTTCTTTCTATGTTCTAACTTTAAAAACCGAATATGGCCTGGCCATCTTCGTATAAATTTATCTCTCATCTTGATAAATCGTTCGGGCGCTTCGGGATATACGTCAAGATGTACTTCCATAGCAATATGATGTACCTTATTGAATAAGAAGTCATAGTTTTCTTTCATAAAGATATCATACTCACCACCTTCACAATCAACTTTTAAGAAATCAAGATGATCTATTTCGTATTCTTCTATAATCTCTTTAAATGATTTATGTGGTGCTTCATCTCCTTTAACACCAAACCCGTGATCTGAGTGGCCGATGAAGGCATTAATAGGAGTTACTCTTTGCTCTGCCGATCTTGAGATAGCAGGCATAGCATTGACCATAGTAGTGTGAAGAAGTTTAATGTTTGGTTCTACTGAATAAACATGTTTAGCACCCTGTTCGAGTGCTTTACAAGTAAACATTCCAATGCAAGAACCAATATCCATTACAATATCACCTGGCTTTACTTGATACCACCAACCGTACGTGTCGAGATTGAAAAACTCGTGCACCATAGTAGCATAAGTATCTCTGTCATGTAAGTGAGTTGTAATGTATCTTTTAGGATCAAGAAGCTTCATTTTTCTTTCCAAGAATCCATCTCTGTAATTATGTCATCACCTTCTCGGTCCATAGCAATACCCAAGGCCAGTGTTTGAATATCTTCAATCAACCTCTTACAGGATTCCTTATCATATTCTTTACCAGAAATTTCAGCAAATTCGTTTCGAAGTCGATGAACTTGAATCGCTTTATCTTTCATAGCGTTTATTCTTTTAATAAGATCTTCTATAGAGTGTTGCATTGTAATCCTTTCTAAGCCGCTATTTCACTGAAGTTTTTAACCTTTTGAAATTTAATATGGCCTTCAAACTTGTCACCAAACTGGTCGCCACGGTGGCTAATAACGAAGATGTTATCTTCTGCATTTAGATTTTGTAGAGTTTCAATCAAGTTTTCAACACCTACACCATCCATTGCGCCATCAAGAGTTTCGTCAAGTACCAATAAGTTTGTTGATACTGAGTTACGAAGCTTTGCTACGGTTCTCCATGATAGCATAATTGATAGAGTGATGCGAAGCTTCTCGCCTTCTGAGAATGAAGAGTATGAGAAAGCATCTCTGAAACGAGACTTAATCACCTCATTGAAGTTCTCGTCAAGTTGAAAGTCAACGAACAAATCAAAAGCACTCAAGTATTTATTGATGAGTTTGTTCATCACTGGGATATACTGACGAATGATTTTTGATTTGATGCCTCCATCTTTAAGCATAGTTGACACCACAGACAAGACTTCTTTATGATTAAAGAGATCGGTTTGTTGAGTCTCGATAGACTGCATTGTTTCTCGTAAAAGATTGAGTTGAGTTTGATCTACCGCTTCGACTTCTTCTTCAGCTTTGTCAAGCTCTTTTTTATAAGATACAAGTGCATTTTTTGAGATTTTAATCGTTGCTCGATGCTCACTAATTTGCACGTTAAGAGATGCAGTTTTATCCTCAATCGAAGATATTTCATTGATGCGGTTTTCATATGTAGTAACCTTTGCTGCTAACTCTTCGATACCTTTCTCAAGCTCTGCTACTTTTTGATCTTTGGTAATAATTTGTTCTTGTTTGAATTCATGAGCAATACCTTGTTTACATGTAGGACAACTATCGTTATCATGATAGAAAGCAAGCTCTTTCATATAATTACGAAGATTAGAATTAAGTTCTTGATTTAGGTTTCGAGCTTTGTCGATTTTTGACTTGACGTCTGATTTATCTGAGATTGTTTTGATGAGTTCTTCAATAGCTTCTTGAGTGCTTTCAATTTCTGCTTTCTCTGCCTCAATCTTAGATATGTGCTCATTCATTTTTTCCTTGATTTTGTCAACTTCATCTTGGCGAATCTGGCGAATAGAAGCATTATGAGCTTCAGCAGATTCAATCTTAGATTTTGTCAAATCTTTTTGATAGTTGTTTTCAGAGATCTGTTCTTTGTTCTCGATCAAACGTTCTTTGAGAAGAGTATTCATTGTACTAAAGACTTGAATATCAAGAAGATCTTCAATAACTTCTCGTCTGCCATGTGCTGGCAATTCCATAAATGGTACATATGTAGCGCTACCAAGTACAACGATCTGAGTAAATGACTTATAATTTAATCTTAAAATGTTTTTCTCAAGATATGTTTGATAGTCACGAGCTGCCGCATCTTGATTGATAAGCTCACCATTCTTAAAGATTTCAAACAAGTTTGGTCTGATACCGCGGCGTACCATATACTGAGCTTGGCCAATTACAAAATCAATCTCAACAAGTAATTCTTTTTGATTGATAGAGTTGATAAGCTGTGGCTTATTAATCTTACGGAAAGGTTTACCATATAAAGAAAATACAATGGCGTCAAGCATTGTAGATTTGCCTGCGCCATTCGTACCACTCACTAGAGTGTTTGTCTGTTTGTTTAAATGAATTGTTGTAAAAGAATTTCCCGTAGATAGAATATTCTTATAACGCAATTCCTTAAATAATATCTTCATGCAATACTTTGTGCCTCAATATATAAATCATCAATAACTCTCTTTACACTCACTTTATCTACCTTTGTTTCCATAGAATCGATAAAGGCATGAAGTATGTCCTTCGTATCTTGGGTTTCATCAAGGATTTCATCCATTCCCTCACTTTCAATATTCAAGGTGTCTTCGATTGATTTAACATCAGTGGCACCAGCGTCTGCAAGTTTGTTGATAAACAAATCGTGAATGTAAGGATTTGTTCTGTTCTTTACAATCACTTTGATATACGCATCTTTGATGTTTGTGGTATCAAGATGAGCAATATCTTCAATTGTCATATCACTATCATCGTATTCAATTTTGTGGAATATCTGGAATGGATTATCAATTCGAGTAAGCTCTCTTGTTTCTGTATCAAAAACATGGAAGCCACGCTTTCCCTGATAGTCTGACCAAGTCATCTCGTAGGGTGCACCAAGGTACTCGATGTTACCATACTTAGAAGGATGATGGAAGTGACCAGACCAAACCTGCTCGTAATGACTGAACAGATCTTTATCCATACCGTGAGTACAAACTTGACCTTTCATCATCTCAAAGCCTTTAAGCTCGAGGTGACCAGCAAGGACATGAGCATCTGAGTTCTTGATGCTATCAAAGCAATGCTGATTATTGTCTTTTGTAATCCACGGTACCATTATAAACTTAGTTGATCCAAATGTCAACTCTTTTGTTTCGTGCTGATAGATGTGAAAGTTGTCATACTCTTTTAGAAGAAGATCCATACTATTCACTTCATTCGTATTAGTGTAGTATGTCGTATGATTTCCAACCAGAGCATGATACTCAATGTTTCGTTTTGCAAGCTGATCAAAGAAGAACTCTTTACCACGCTTAAGTGATACATAGTTGATGAACTTACGACGATCGAATGTATCGCCTAGATCAAATACAGTATCAATCCCATGCTCGTCAAGATATGGAAAGAAACATTCTAAGAAGAACTTCTCTTGATGATCTGCAAAAACTTTGGAATCACCACGGACTCCGATATGCATATCTGTTACGATTGCTATCTTCACTTTTTCTTTTCCTTATCTTTCTTCAGCTTATCTTCAAAATCTTCAATAAATGTATTCATATAATCTGCACTTGTTGTAAGATTCAAATTAACCTCTTCACCTCCAGAATAAGTATCACCTGTTGCTAACATGTTCTGAGATGACTTAAATCGAATGTACATCTGCTTCTTTTCTTTTTGAATACGACGCAGGAACGCGTACCAAATAATTTGAGTGAAGTAAGCGAATGGATTCTGAGATTTCTCAGGATTGAAGTTACCGATATAAAGTAGGCAGTTCTCAATTCCATCTGAAATCATATCTTCTTTATAAGAATATCCAGAGAAGTTTGGTTTTGTTGCAAGCCGAGTAGCGATCTGATAGATACACTTTCCAATGTAGTCTGGCACTCGTGGCAACGGATCTCCTGCATCCTCTGCTTCTCTACACTCTTCTTTGTACTTGATGAGTGCTTCAAGAAGATCTTTGTTGTTTACGTAATTGCGGGTTGCTCTTTTAGCCATAGCATTTCTTTGCGCCTCCTAATGTTGCTTAGATATAATATAGTACATATTGACTGAAATGTCAACTGTAAAAAGTTACTATATTGTGAAAAAAACTGTTGACATCACTATCAAAGCCTGGTATAATCTGATTTATCAGTTACAAACCAATATTAGATTTCTACTGTGTATATCTTGACAGCAAACTGTTCCTGACCGTAGATCTCAATCCGTTTCCGGAAATGCTGGAGAGTATAGTTCTGGTAAGTACCCACCGAAAGATCGTCAGCAATATCATACAGAGTCGCCTTATCGGCGTCGTTGCCCTTTCGAAGGGCACGACCAATTGATTGCAATACTTTGATTTCAGATTTAGAACCAGAAGCGAAGATTACGTTATCAAGTTTTTTTAAATTTACACCCGTTGAGAAAACACCATATGATGCAAGGATATCATGTTGTTTGATGGGATCATTCTCAACGAGATGTCTGATACGTTCTCTCTCGTCGCCTTTTGTAGCACCATATATAAAATGGAGTTGGCGATCATCTTTCTTTAGCATCGGCTCTAGGATCTTGCCATGCTTTTCAACCAAATCAAACAAAACCAAATTGTTCTGATCTTTGAGAGACCAAAGCAAATTTCTAATAAAAATGTTTCGCTTGTGATTGTTGACAATGAATTCTCTTTCAGCAGGATACTTTTTACTTGCTACCTGTATCTGACCAATCGCTTTCTTAAAGCTTTTTCTTACATCCTGTTGATGTGACAATACGATTGCTTTAACGTTAAAGTCTGCAACAGTACCTGAATCCATCAAGTCTTTAGTCGTCACGTGCCTTCTTACGCCGCCAAAGCAACCTTCTAGTACCAGCCGATGTGTCTTGCTTTCTTCTGATTTTAAAGTACCAGTAAAGCCATGTCGATAGTAACACTGATCTAAACCTTCCATAATTTTTTGAAGGCTTTTGGCCTGGAACAAATGAGCTTCGTCGCCAAGTACGACACCAAACTGAGAGAACCAATCCTTTGGTTGTTTGATGAGTGACTGCCAAGTTGAGATAACGATTGAAGCATCTGTATTCTTATCTACACCGCCCTGAATCGTGTATATGTCGTCTTCGCATCCATAGTCCCTAAAGTCTCCAGCCATCTGATGAACCAGTGAGATTGTTGGGACGATGATAAGTGTTCTGTGCTCATAAACTCTCCAATAGTGTTGTTGTATCAGATAGATGATTAACGATTTGCCAGAACTAGTAGGAGACAAGGAGAGTGATCTTGAATCCCGGATTGCATCAACAACGTATTGGTTTTGGTAATCGCGTGGTTCAAACTTACAACCAATCTCTTTAGCCAATTCATAACCGTAGTCATCAGGAATCTCCTCTCCATGCATTAGATGTGCTGGTGCATTTAACTCATAACCACGATCTTCGCAAAACTTTTTCAGTCTTGGAAACAAACCAACATAAAGTACTGGGCGCATAGGTTGATACAAACGAATTGTCCCGTCCCACACTCTATTTTTATATGCTGGAGAGAACTGATAGCCGGACGGCTTGAAAGAAAAGTATTCAGCGATTTCTTGGCGAGTGCCGGGATCGGCCGTCACCTTCAGGTGTACCGCATTTCCTTCCTCAACATTCACCACATCACTCATAATCTAGTACTCTCCTGCTTGAA